CCAGTGTCACCTACTTTTTATGTGGAAAGGGTTCCGCACACCTATTTATATTGAATGAGAAAAAACTTGACATTACTGAAGAAGTATGTAATAATTAGATAAAATTCAGGAGAACTTATGGATCTTACTTTACTCTATATGTGCGTGGGATTTATCCTTGCGGCTTACTCTGTTGTAGCTAATGATAGTGTACAAACCCTTGGGCCGTGGATAGCTTGTAACTCAGACCACCCAGATAATACTGAGCCAGGGTTTCATTGGCGAACACTTTGGTTATCAGCAACGGCAGTCTTACTGTTTACATTATGGTATGGCTGGTATGTTAATGGAGGAGATATATCCTTTGGACGCTTAAATCAAATACCATTCCAAGAAGTCCGATGGTATCATGCTACTGCTCCACTTGTACTTTTATTATTAACACGAGTTGGCGTACCAGTTTCAACAAGTTTCTTAGTCCTGTCTGCATTTGCTAGTACATTTGTATTAGAAAAGATGTTAGTCAAATCTATTATAGGCTATGCGTTGGCGGCTATCGTTGCTTACTCCATATGGTTGGTAGTTGAACGTGTCATAGATGAGAAAGCAGATAAGGTTCCTGAAACACATAAAATTTATTGGCGTGTTGGTAGTTGGGCCACTACAGCATTCTTATGGTACACTTGGTTATCACACGACATGGCCAATATTGCTGTATTCCTTCCTAGAGCATTATCCGTTGAATGGATGCTTTTTATATCTGTTGTGTTTATAGTATTCTTAGGATATACATTTTATGAGCGTGGAGGAAAGATTCAACATATTGTTTTAGAAAAGACAGGTACTAGATATGTACGTTCAGCAACATTAATTAATCTAGTCTATGCATTTATATTAATGTTCTTTAGAGAGTATAATGATATACCAATGAGTACTACTTGGGTCTTTGTTGGATTGTTATGTGGACGTGAACTTGCTATCTCAACACTTATGGAAAACTATAAGTTTAAGTATGTGTTTCCAATTATCGGACGTGACTTTCTAAAAATGATGCTTGGCTTAATTGTATCGGTTGGCATAGTATTAACGATACACTATGTAATAATTCCAAACAACTTACATTAATATGAAAGACGTATTTGGTAGAGAATGGGAACTAGTTACATTAAAAGAAAAGAAATGGAGCCTTATGAGTAATCGAGAAAAACTAAGAGATTGTGTTATTGGTATTAGTTCAATTATAGGAATAATCTTTTTAATGGGCGTCTTAGCTAAAATTTAGCGGTCGTACATACTCGCATAATTATCAATAAAAGACGGCTGAGGTGTTTCTTTACCATCTCTTAATCTCTTTATATGCTTAATATATTCTTTAGGATTATGATCAGAAACAGAATCAAACTTTAAGTTTTGTATACCCTTAAAGATCCCACGCCATACGTCTTTAGTGCGTTGCCATCCTGTAATGTTTCTTATGTTACCCCAGTGATTAAAATACATACATACTCCGTGATGTCTATAACCCATAAAATAAAAAGGTACTCTAGTTACTATATCTGAATTATTAACCCAACGATAATGTACCATTGGAAAGTTATTAATATAGTTTTTCCAACCTACTCTTGGTGATCCAAATGTATGCAAGGCCGCTGGATGTTTAATTAGACGATCGCCTCTACAACGACTTGAAAGTATCGTTGACATTGCCGCTCCTAACGAATGTCCAATAAAATAAAGATGACGTTCCTTTTGCTCTCTAATAATATCTTCTCTAATCTTGCTCCATAGCTTATCAACTTCGCCCTTAAAGCCACTATGTACTCGTCCTACAGTTTCAGATACAATTGGCCAAGACCTAGCATCTGCTTTGATATCGTTATACTGCCTAGGTTGAGTTCCACGACAAGCAAAAACCATATCGTGCTTATTCATAAATCGATATGCTTCAGCACCGTCAATGTTATAATATTCTACTGTAGTGAAGCCTAACTTCTTTGCTAATCGTGTTGCGTGATATTCGGTAAAATAAGCAACCCTGCTTAACTCTGCAAAGAGTAAAGCCTGATCGTGAAAAGGTAAGTCTTTAATTTTTGTTTTAAGTTTTGCACTAAACATTACTACTCCGTTATAGTAGTATTTATTTAATTAGTGCGTTTTTCTTTTGCCGCGTCCATCAATTCTTCAACCAGCTTTTCTAACTGATTAAGTCGCATATTTTGTTCTGCGTCATCAGGTAAAGCACCTAGCTCACCTCTTGGCCATTTGACTCTGAACTCACTGTTCAGATCCACATGGACACCTTGCATTGTTAAATTATGTTCTAAGAAAGATATTCTACCTGTTACGTTAAAGTAACCAGTTACAGCAAAGCCTACAGCTACTATGATTGCAATTAAGTTACGTAAAGGAATAGAGATCATTGATTGATCGCTAAATTCGTGTCTATCTTTATCCTTGTCCTTCATATACATCCTCTTGATAATATATTTAGATGTTGAGAGAGGTGAATTAAGCGATTATTTAATTATGGACAGCCCCAGTCTGGACGTCCGACGGGTTGAACCCATCCTGGATATTCTATATCTGAATTTATATAACTTTTGATTTCTAAATGATTGCCGTGTGGATCTTTAATGAAGAAAGTTTCTTGCTCTAGTTCTTTATCTTTAAAACGTATAAATGGTTTACAAACATATTCAATACCAGCCTCTTCTATTTGCTTCTTAACCTTAGTATATGTAGACCAATCTAAATGTACACCAAAATGTGGAACTGGAATAGTGCCCATATTGTCTACGTCATGACAGCGTGGCATGGACTCTTTCTGTGGATTGCTTGAGTGGAGAGTTAATTCATTACCCCATAGATTAATGTCTAACCAATTGGGCAATTCGTGGTCGGCTTCTTCACAGCCTAAAATATCAACGTAAAACCTTCTAGCAACTTCAATATCGCCTACTTCTACGGCTAGATGAAAAGTACTACTCATATTAGTTTCCTAGGAGAACTTTTTACTAGGTTTCTATCTAAGTTGAAAGAACTTTTTACTAGGTTTCTATCTATGTGTAAGTATTTACCATTATTTTGGAGTTCCAGGGCGGAATCGAACCACCGTACAAGGATTTGCAGTCCTCTACATAACCACTCTGTCACTGGAACATGGCAGAAGAGCAAGGAATCGAACCCTGTCTTTCAGGTTTGGAATCTGACGTGCAACCATTAACACTTCTCCCCTAAATGGAGCGGATGGTCAGAATCGAACTGACAGCATTAGCTTGGAAGGCTAAGGTATTACCACTATACGACACCCGCATTATCTTATTATATACTCTAGTTAAGGGAAAGTCAATCAATCAAGTAGCACATCTATTTACATAAAACTCACTAAATACAGTATAGGAAACGGAACCATGAGAAAACGCACACGATCTATACTCGAAGAACTTAATAGCATACATAGAACCACTGATAATGATGCTTTAATTCAAAGTACGGGCAATAATTTAATAGAAAGCTCTATTAACCTATTGAATAGAATTACTGAAAGTTATGAACCTGATACAGCTTCTGAGTTAGAAAGACGCTTTATTAATAGTATAAGAAGTGGAGATCCACGCAAATTTAAACGTGGTATTGATAGAATTGTGGAAGCGAGGAAGTCTGATGACTCCAGTACATAGAGTACTTAATGAAGGTGGAAACATTTTCAAAGACCCTGAAGGCAATCCAGCTACTACCCGAATTAATAAAGCTGATGTTAAACCAACCCTTGCTTGGCTTGAAAAAATAACAAAACTCGATCATAAAAATCATATGCTAGGAAGTACTGGTGTTCAAGACACTAGTGGTGACTTAGATGTTGCTATTGACAAAGAAAAAGTTGATAAAGACGAATTAGTAGCATTACTACACGGCTGGGTAACTAAAAATCACCCTCAAGAAGATCCGAAACAATGGGTAAGAAAATCAGGAATTTCGGTGCATTTCAAAACACCAATTAATGGTGATCCTAAAAATGGATTTGTTCAAACAGACTTAATGTTTGGTGACCAAAAGTTTATGAAGTTTGCTCTTGGTGGTATGGATGCAAAAAGTAATTTCAAAGGACAACACCGTATGATTATGATTGCCTCACTTGCAAAAGCACAAGGATTCAAATGGAGTCCTTCAAATGGATTAGTTGACAGAATATCTAACACACCTATAAAGGGTGGTAAAGATCCTGAAACAGTTGCTAAAACAATAATGGGTCCAACTGCATCAGCAAAAGATATGCAAAGTGTAGAATCAATTAACAACAAAATTAAATCAGATCCTAATTATGACGCACTAGTGGCAGATGCTAAAGAGTGGTTTGAAAAAGATGGGCTTGAGCTACCGTAATGAGATTTTTTGAATTCAAACATATTGTAAAAGAAATGGAAGCACGTATCCAACACGCTGAAGACGTTGTGTTCTGGGAAGGTAGTGCTGGAGCCACTCGTGCTTTACAATCATTAGCTAACATGGCTAAAGGTGGACACAAAGACGTTACAATTAAATGGGATGGTAGTCCAGCTATAATATTTGGTCGCAATCCAAAAGGCAAGTTTATCCTTACAGACAAGTCAGGGTTTGGTGCTAAAGGATATGATGGCAAGCCGCAAAAAGCTGA